GCGTTGTTCTTTGTTGTACATCACCAGATTTTTCTTCTGAGGTTTCTCCAGAATCTTCACCATCTACATCCAAGTCCTGCTCATCCTGAGAATCTCCCTTGACAGAGAAACCATCTTCACCATCTTCAGTATCACCCATATCCAATTCAAGATCATTGTTCATCTTCATCTCTTCCTTTTTCTTCTCAATCTCATCTAGACAATAGTCATGAATTAATTTTGATACTTCTAATACTTCTTTAAATGTCTCACAAGATGCAACACGATCTACAAGTGTCTGCTCAAAGTCAGTGAATGAGATTCTGTAGTGTGATCCAATCTTGAAGAATAGATTGATACGATCAGCAAGTGACATTCTGGATATATCTTTTTTCTTTACTTCAAAGAAATCCTCTTCACATAATGTATTGTATCCTTTGTAAAATGTCTTTGTGATTCCCTCATAACGACGCTTCATTAGTTTCTCAATACGAGCATCCTCTACGATATTCACAATACTTGGATTGATTTTATAATCTTTATACCACTCTTCATTTGGAGTAAAGAGAGCGTGTCCAACCTCATGACTGACAAGCATATCGACAACATCTTCTGTAGTATTATCCCACATCGGCAAGGTCAATACTCTAGATTTTACATTAAATGATGCTGTCTCTACTTTCTTATGCTCTACAACAAGATCTTCTGTTGCGAGAAGTTTTGCTAGTTGTGATTTGATTTCGTATTGGATTGTCATTGGGATTTGTATCTGATATACACATTATAATAAAAAACCCTCCGTTTAGGAGGGTTCAGTGGACACTTTTTTAAGTGTCTCTATACGTTCCAATATATTTATTGTGGGAGACCATCCCAAATCACGTAACTTAGTGGTGTCTGCACATAAACTATCAGGTTCATTTGAAACTTCTTTGATTGGCAATGAACCTCTTCCTAGAGCATTTGCTAGATCAAGGACAGAGGTTTCTTGACCTGTGCCAATATCAATAGGACCTGTAAAGGTGCTTGGAATTAAACAACAAATTGCTTCAGCAACATCATGAACATGTATCCAATCTCTTTTATGTGTTGTTAAATATTTTGCTGTGTTATCTACTAACATACGATAGAGCATATCTTCTCGACTATTTTCCTCTGCCCATACGTTAAAGAATCTCATACCTACACTATTCGAAGGTGCCTGTATTTCATTTACTTTTTTTGTCATTGAATATGGATTCATCCACCAAACGTGTGCTCCTGCTGAACTTGCATATAATAATCTAATATTATTTCTTCTACAATAATTAAAGATTGGTTGAGATTTAACTACATTGTTCTCCCAAAATTTATCTGGATTTTCAATACTATCTCGAAGAGCAGCAAAGGCAGCAAGATGTATAATCACATCATATCTTACAGTATCACATGCTAAGAATCTTACAAAATCTCTAATATCATTAGGAAAATCTAATCCTACAATCGTGCTATTTTCAAATTTAATTTTAAGATGATCAAAAACATAACTGCCAATAAAACCCTTATGACCTGTAATCAAAATATTCATGCTATTCCAGTCGCATAATCTAATGCTTTTTTTGCCGTAGTCATTAGTTTTACTTTATTGTAATCTTTTGCATAAGGAACTGTCAATGCAAATCCAAGTAAATCTGCTTCGGGATCATCAGGTATTCCTATGGGTTGCACGAAAAATATACCTGCATGTGCTACACATTTCCACCCTATATCCACAAAACCCAACTCTCTCAATGCACATTCTAATTTCAAAGAATCACATGCGTCTTTTAAAATCATACGGATATCCGAACTTAAAATTATTTATTCTCCTGTTGTTTCTCTAGAAACCATAGTTGAAAATCCTTTAACTTTATCAAAAGTAAGAACACTTTGGAACTTATCATTCAATTCTGTTTTATGAGAAATTACAAAAACATTTGCACCTTTAATAACATATCGAATAATTTTAAGAAACTCATCGGTACCAAATCCATCAAGTGATGAATCAAATACCTCATCCATAATTAGTAAATTTGTATTAACTGAGTTCTTAACTCTAGCAACTTCTCTCCATGTGAATAGTAAAGCCAGATCAATACGCATTTTTTCTCCCTCACTAAATGAGGAATATGAAAAATCTTCATGTATTGGTGATTTTACAGTTTCACTAAACTCTTCATCTAATGTAAAATTAATGTAGAAATCCATTAGATGTAGATACCGATTCACTTGTTGATTAATGAATGGTAGATATTTCTTAATTATCTTTGTCTTTACTCCATCATCCTTTAGAAGAGAATAAGCAAAATCATAATGATTTACCTCTTGCTTTCTTTCTAAAAGTTTTTCAGTTGTTTCTTTGAGACTTACTTTAAATGATTCTAACTTCTCATGTTCAGTATTTCTGTTCTTAAATTGTTCGGTAATTGTTTGAATTTCTGATTCAAGATCTCTGACTTGTCTTTGGTTAAGAGAGATACGAGTGTTATTTTGAGAAATGTCATTATTGAGTTTAGTAATCTCCTTCGATAGTTTAGTAAAGAGACGCTCTCTATCCTCTTCTTTTTGAATTGCGTTCTTGAGTTCTTGATAACCCGACTGCAACTCCTTTGCCTTATCTTGAGCGTCACTAATTCTATTTAAACGAAATGATTCCTCTATATCTTGACTACATGTTGGGCATACCGTATTGTCTGTAAAAAACTTATGTTCTTTTGTAATTGTTGATACTTTATTAGATATTTTTCCTTTTAAATTATTTAATTTTTTTAACTTTACATTTGCACCCATCATTTTTTTCTGTTCTTCAGTGAGATTAATAACCTCATTCTGTATCAATTCATTTGAATTTACACACTTTTCTGTATCTAGAATTAAAGCGTTAATTTTATTTTCATTATTATGAATATCATTTTTGCCCATATCTTCCAATTCTTTGATAAAATTTTTCTGCATGGTCATTTTATCTTTTACATTTTCTTTCTTTAGATCTAAAGATCTAATTTGTTCTCTTTGTTCTCTCAGTTTTTCTTTTATCAAACCATTCATTGCTGAAAATATACGAATATCAAGGAGATCCTCAATAACTTCTCTACGATTTGATCCACTTAACTGCATAAATGGTACAAAGTTACTACTACCCAAGATTACAATTTGAGTAAATGATTTATAATTAACCTTTAATATGTTTTCTTCTAGTATTTTTTGATTAGATCTATCATCTGCTTCCTTATGAAGAGCATTACCATTGACTTCAATATCAAATATGTTTGGTTTAATTCCTCTTCTTATGAGATAATCTCGATTATTAATATTAAATTTTATCTCAACCAAACAATCTCTCTCATTACTCGTATTGACTAATTGACTTTTGTTGATCTTACGAAAGGGTTTATTGAATAGAACAAAGGTAAGAGCATCCAACATGGTTGACTTTCCAGCACCATTTTTTCCTATCACCATATTTGTTTGGTGTTTTTGAAAATCTATTTCTGTCCACTGATTACCTGTAGATAGAAAATTTTTCCATTTAATTTCTTCAAATATTATCATTCTTAGGTGGTATCACAAAATCATCTGGTGTAATTACAGCATATTTGTAATTATACATCTTACAGGTCCTTATGGCAAGCTCTCCATCAATTTCTATTACATCCATTAATTTAGGTGTGATTGGATCTTCCTCAATCATCATAGCATATCTCTCAGCATCATCTTGATTTTCAAACATAAACAATACTTTATCTCCCTGTTCGTCATGAACAGCATAAGCACCATCCATTTTTTTATCTTTTAAAGTAAGTAACCACATTACTCTACCTCACAAGCTTGTCTATAAAGATCTTGAAATATGTCTTTAATAATATTTTTGTCTAAATCAAACTCAGATTCCTCAATATAACGGTTCAGTATGGAAAGTGTATTTTCATCTTCATTAATATCAAACTCTTCACTTTCTTGAATTTCAAAATTTTCGATAATTTTTAAATCCTGAACACCTGAAGCATAAAGTTTATCAATAAATTTTTCAAATTCTTTAATCTTACTTTTTTTACGAACAATAACCTTTACAATTTTATTTTTATAAGGTGAAGTATTAAATAATTTGTAATTTGTATCATCATAATAAACATTATAATGTAATTTATATGGATTATTAATTGGAGTGTGTTCTAAAGTATCTGTGTCAAATATATGAAATCCTCTTGTATCATTTACATCATTCCAGAACATCTCATAAGGATTACCAAGATAATATATTTTTCCATCATTTGAACGAGTATGGAAATGTCCAGAATAAACTCTTTCAAACTTATCAAAGACACTTGTATCCATACCAGTTTCCATCATATGTCCACGAGTTGCTTTAAAACCATTAATTTCAAGATGACCCATTGCAACTTTACATTTTGAGTCCTCGATCATTTTCTTTGATTCTTCAAAATTTTCAGAATTTATCCAAGGTAACATTAGGATATCTAAACCACCTACTGTAATTTGAGTTGCTTTTGAATATAATGTAATATTTGAGTATGCCTTTAATAAAAGTTCTGGTGAATTTACATAATTAGTATCTTTATAATAACAGTCATGATTACCTATTATCGAGATAAATTTGTATTTTTTAAGAGGTTCAAATACAACTCTCTTTGACCATTCTAAACTTTTTAGATCAATTGCTTTACGACTATCGAATATATCTCCCATATGAAGTACAGTGTCTATCTGATGCTTCTCTAGAGACGGAAAGAAGACATCACGATAAAACATCTCAAAATAATTATGAAGATGGTCAGAACCCTTTCTAGCACCAAAATGGGTATCTGTTATAATTGCTACCTTCATCGATTTGATTTGTAAATAATATTATCTTTGATTGTATTATATTCAGAACTACTGCCAGCAAGTGAGCTATCATCTACAGTCATCACCTCATCATAACCAGTTTTCTCTATAATTTTTGTTTTAATATCCAATTGTTTCTTTTCCTTTTGGATTCTTCTTAAAAATGCATAGTGAATAATCTGAGTAAAGTAAGCAAAAGGATTCTTTGATTTAGCAGGATCAAAGTTATGAATATACTGTACACAATTTTCAATTCCATCTGATATCATATCATCACGGAACATATAATTTACAAAGTTAGGTTTATATGATAAGTGTGTTGCAATCTTGAGGAAACACTCTCCAAGATAATTTGTAATGCGTGGTTTTGGTAAATCATTCTCTTTTGCATGAGCAACTTTTTCTCGATAAACAATCAGTGCTTCTAATAATTGTTTATTATTTACATAATGTTCTGACTTCTTTCTAGGCATAGCATTGATTTTCCGTCTCTACAATATTTCTATTATAGCACACTATTTGTTTTATACAAGTCAGGTAAATCTTTACATACTTGACAAGGTGTTCAAATACATGTACAATACCCTTTGTAAGGGGTTAAGGCAATATATTAGGTTTCTTTAGGTTCTTGATTATTCTTAAAGAGCTCTTCAAATTTTTTACGGGCATCTTCAACTGAGGATATGTAACCCATTGTGTCTGTTATCTCAACTTGACCATTACCATCAAAAGCATCAATAGTTAGTTCTCCTTGATCATCAGCAATAAAATTATCATATATCGCAATTAATTTAGCATCTTTACTCTCAGACATAGTTAGGATTCGATCAAGTCTCATCATAAAAATATCATCCGAAGATAATTCAATCCATCGATTCACCTTAATGTATCCTCCTTTTGGTGAACTCATTACCTTCATTACTAATGGATTTTGAAGAACTACAATTGGTTCATCATGATTATTGTCAATCGAAACTAAGGCAAAGATTTCTTCACCTGATATAAGTTTGATTACGCTGTAAAACTCTTCTCCCATTATTTTTTTAAAGGTATATTTACTATATCATAATTAAAATTTTCTTGATTATAAATTTTAATTCTTTCAATTAAATGATTCAAAGTGTAATTTTTCTTTGATTTATAACTAATATCATCAGCAATATCATATAGAGTTGCTTTTGTTTTCTTATCACCCTTCCGAAGAACCCTTCCAATTGATTGTAAATTTCGAATTCTTGATTTAGAGGGTGATGCAAAAATTACATTGTGTAAATTTTTGATATTAACTCCAGTTGAGAAAGTCCCGTACGAGGCAACGATAATAGCATTATTCTCTTGCTCAGTGATTGCTCGAACCTTCTCTCTGTCTTCGGTGTCCACTCCACCATGAATAAAAAAGACATTTCGATTTTCAATAATATTACTATTATTTATCAATTCATAAAGAGGTTGTCCGTGCTTTTCAACTCTCGCAAATAGTATAAGTGTATTACCTTTTAAATCTAAAGCAAGATTTTTAATAAAGTTATTTCTGCGATTATGTCCAATAATATACTGCACTTCTTCTTCAAAGTTTTCAAATTTAGTTGGTGGGTGTTTCAATAGAAGCACATTGATGTCCAGTTTGGCAAGATGACCCTTCTTCATGAGTTCATCTGTCTTGATAATTTTGTATGAAGGTCCGAACAATCCCTCAAGAACCCACTTATGTGTCTGGGATCCATCAAGAGTTCCTGTAAATCCGTAACGATATTTTGCATTGCCAAGTTTTGTCATTATAGATATTAATGACTTTGATTTAAACTGGTGAGCTTCATCCCCAACCACTACAGAGAATCTCTCAAAATACTTTCTGGGGAGTTTATAGATCGATTGCCAAGTAGTAATAATGACTTGAGAGTCCGTCTCTCTTTCTTTACCTGCATAAATTTTATGACACCATGAACCTACGTCCCAACCATAGTCTGCAAAATCTTTATACATCTGCTCTACTAGGGAAGTCGTCGGAACGACTATCAGAGTATTTTTTTCTTTCTCAACAAAATATCGAACAATCGAATATATCATCAGAGACTTTCCCGAAGCAGTTGGGGATATCAACAACTTTCTATTATGTCTTAGAGCGTCGTATACTCCCTCTACTTGATAAGATCGTGGTGAATGCCTACAAATAGCATTCATATAATCTTTAACACCCTCCTGAGAGATGTGAGGATTGACTTCGAATGGAGTTCCGTAATGTTTATTATCCTTAAATTCGTATGTGTATCCGTGATCTTTACAGAATTGTATGACTCGATCTAGAAGTCCAACATATATTTGACCATTCTGCGTATTAAATAATCTTATCTTTCCGTCCCAAAATTTCTTTTTATATGCTGGTGAAAATTGAGCACCAGGTACTTCAAAAGTAAATTGATCTGCTAATTCATAATAAACATGTATCTCTGCCTCTACATGAAGATACACTTCATTTTTCTTTGATATAACCAAATGTGACATAAAAAATGTTCATTTGATTATATTTAGCATCAAAATCCAGCTTGGAATTTTTGCCATTCAATGGCATTTTTGATCTGATATGTGCGATTTGATATTGTTCGAATAATCTCTTCTAAAAATTTAAGTGTCACATCATAATATCTTATCTTCATATCAATCTTGGATAACTTCTCATCTGCTTCCATATGCCTTTGTATTGCATCTTTCTCTCTAACCTTATACGGAAATGGTTCTTCCACATAAACCTCTGCAGGTGCCTTTCCTGTATAGTAACTATGTCTTTCTAATTTTATTTTATTATATGATGATCTTGCCTTTTCTCGCATCAAAGTAACTGTATTATAAACAGTGTAATATTTTGAATGTAATTGAGGTATTTTTAATGATTCATTATGTAGATTATCAGGATCAATGACAGCATCACGCTCCCACATCTCCTGAATTTGTTCAAGATTCATAAGGGTTTTCCAGATGGACTTAATATATCGTAAATTGTGTATTTAAATGTAACATCTGCTGTAAAGAAATTGATATCACTTTCTGTTGCATCAAACTCTAGAGATGTGAGAAATATTGGAAATAAATCTTTAAATTTTACAACAGCAATATCATTGAAATTACTATTTAAAATATGAAGACTCCCATCACTAAACTGTTCTTTCATATCCCTAAGACCATCTCTATCAGTAATCTTATCAATAAACTCCTGTCCTGATTCTGGAAATCCTAATCCAGTCAACCAATTATGAATTTTCATATAATTTTCTAAATTCTCATCTACTAAGAATCTAACATTTAAATCCCCAAATGTCAACTTCTCACCAGGAATATCAATATCTTTAAGATATGTTGATTGAATTGCAGTTCCT